TTAATCGAAGACGAAGACTGCGAGGCATGCAAACTATGAGCAAACAACAATACAACCTAACCACAAAGACAGACTATCTTAATCGTAAGATGTTTTTAGATCCATCCGGACCTGTAACTATACAACGTTTTGAAGAAGTCAAGTATAAGAAGATTGCAGACTTTGAAACAACTGCACGAGGATTCTTTTGGGTGCCTGAGGAAATTAGTCTAAGCAAAGATGCCAACGACTTTAAAGATGCAAGTGATGCGGTGAAACATATCTTTACCAGCAATTTACTGCGCCAAACTGCACTAGATAGTTTACAAGGTCGAGCTCCAAGCCAAGTGTTTACTCCTGTATGTTCATTACCGGAACTAGAAGCATTGATCTACAACTGGACATTCTTTGAAACTAACATTCACAGTCGTAGTTACAGTCATATCATTCGTAACATTTACAATGTGCCTAAGGATGTATTCAATACTATCCATGACACTAAAGAGATTGTTGAGATGGCATCAAGTGTAGGTGATTACTATGATCGTTTGCATAGAATTAACTGCATGAAAGAAATGGATGGATCAGTTAATGAGAAAGAACATATCAAAGCAATCTATATGGCACTACATGCTAGCTATGCGCTAGAAGCGTTCCGCTTCATGGTTAGCTTTGCTACAAGTTTGGCTATGGTTGAAAACAAAATCTTTATTGGCAATGGCAACATTATCAGCCTAATCTTGCAAGACGAACTACTGCACAAAGGTTGGACTGCTTATCTGATCAATCAAGTGGTTAAAGAAGATCCACGCTTTGCAGAAGCTAGAGATGAATGTCAAGCTGAAGTCTATCAACTTTACATGGACGTTATACGTGAAGAAAAAGAGTGGGCGACCTATTTGTTTAAGTTAGGGCCAGTTATCGGATTGAACGCTAATATTCTACGTGACTTTGTAGACTATACCGCAGTTGATGCACTTAAACAAATTGGTATCAAATATAACAATCCTGCACCAAGATCGACTCCTATCCCATGGTTTAATAAACACAGTGATACAAGTAAAAAACAAACTGCATTACAAGAATCAGAAAGTACTAACTATGTAATTGGAGTTATGGGTGAAGGTATCGACTACGACGCACTACCAGCATTATAAGGAAAGAAAAATGAAAGCAACAGTATGGTCTAAGTACCACTGCCCCTATTGCGATCAAGCAAAGGCATTATTAACACAACGTGGTATTCCGTTTGAAGAGAAGAAAATCGGAGACGGCTACACTAAAGAAGAACTATTGGAAGCTGTTCCAACAGCACGAACAGTTCCGCAGATTTTTATCGGCGAACAACTGATTGGTGGATTTACAGAACTTAAACAACATTTAGAAAAGGTATAACATGTTCATTTCAAAAGGCGTATCAGCAGGCGAAGTAATTACTCTTAAACTTACAAGTGGTGAAGAGATTGTAGCAAAACTAGCAGAAGAGACAGATTCTTACTATAAACTCAGTAAGCCAATGGTCATCGGGATGGGACAAAAAGGTCCAGGACTAATGCCATACTTGTTTACAGTTAGTCCTAACACAGATGTTCGTTTGTTAAAAACAACAGTAACAGTAGCAGAAGCTACAGATGAAGCATTTGCCAAACAGTTCCTTGAGTCAACTACCGGCATTGCTCTAGCTTAAATACTAGTTTAGGGGTTAGAAATGTCATCAAATTACACTATTGGAACATTAGACGGAGCAGGCGGCGGCACCCTTACCGGTAAAGATTATACACCAGAGTTAGGAAGAATTGCAACAGCATTAGAAACTATTGCTGCCCAAACTACAATAGTAGCTTCGCAAACTACAACGATTGCCGGCGCAATAACTAGTATTGAATCTCATCAAAATAAACTACGTCAACTTGGTGAAGGCCCTGGAATTCATATCATTGGTGCATATGATGTGTTTGGTATGATTACACTATATCGATTATTGATTGAACAAGCAAAGATTTTAGACTCAGCAGAGGCTGCATCTGAAAGCCAGATAACGGCTGCAATAACAGAAGCTACTAGACTTGCTCAACTAATTAGATCCAACGTTCCGAGAGAATTCTAAAATGCCAGGTATATCACGAGATGCAGGAACAGACGTTGCAGGTGGCGGGATTATACAGGGATCAGGCAATGTGTTTGCTAATAATAAGCCAGTAGCTCGAAAGGGAGATGCCGTCGCCGGTCACGGCAAGGCCCCTCACTCTTCTCCGGTAATGGCAGTAGGTTCGGGAAATGTTTTTACAAACAATATCGCTACCTGTCGTGCAGGTGATACTGCAACTTGTGGCCACCCAGCGTCTGGCAGCGGAAATGTATTTGTCAATTGACTTGACCTGCCAATAAAAAAATTGTAAAATACACACATGAATATATTTTTAGATATGGATGATGTTGTAGCCGATTGGATGCAACATGCCCGCAGTATTGTTAAACGCAATTGGGAATATGGACAACGTATTCCAGATCAAGATTGGGTTAGACTTAAAGACAATAAACGATTTTATCGAACATTACCTTTGAAAGAAGGCGCACATGATTTGGTAAACTGGTGCAGGACACATCACGCTAAAACAGGATGTGGTGTATATTTTTTAACAGCACTACCGCATGATTATAGTATGCCCTGGGCGGCACAAGATAAAGTATGGTGGGCTAATGAACACTTTCCTAATATCCCTGTATTTTTTGGACCATTTAGTTACGACAAATACCGTCATTGCTCTAGTCCAGAGGATATTCTAATTGACGACCGCACTAGCAACTGTGAAGAATGGATAAGTGCTGGCGGCAAGGCACACATTTATCGTAATTGGCCAGACTGCAAAGTTTGGTTAGAAGAACAAGTTAGTCCAGTATGAACAGTTTAGAGAAAATTTGGGCGAGAGCAACTGGTCATTTAATGGGGCAAACTGATGAAGATCGTCCGGACACACCTATACTTACTTTAAGAGAAGCACGTATAGCATTGTTCTTAAAGACATTCTGGGTAATCATACACGTGGTAACTTGTTGTTTCATTATTGCAAACACAATTCGCCACTGGTAATAACTATATAACAAAGGAGACAAATATGTCAGCAAATAGATTTCAAGATTTCGCAAAATTAGTAGAATCAATGGAAGGAGACTTCGAAAAATTCTACGACAAAGAAGTAGGTGCCGCAGGTACTCGTGTACGTAAACACTTACAAGAACTTGCCAAACTATGTAAAGAAGTTCGTAACGATGTAACAGCCGTTAAGAACGCTCGAAAAGAATCTGCAGGTAAGTAACCTGTCAACAAAACCCCAGGTAAATACGTTATATACTTACAAGGGGTATAATATGAAAAAACTTTTAACTGTTCTTTTACTAACTGTTAGTGCTACAGCATTTGCTCAACATAATCATCACTGGAGACATCATGGCTACCGTCATGCAGGACCAGGTTTTGGTTACTGGATAGCACCGTTGGTTATTGGCGGTGTAGTCGGCGCTGCTATTGCCAAAGAGAATCAGCAACCTCAACCCCCTGTGATTGTACAGCAACCTCAGTCAGTGATCATTCAACGTCAAACAGTTTGCACTGAGTGGACGGAAATTCAAAAATCCGATGGACAGATCTATCGAGAAAGAACTTGCACACAATAAGGAACATAACATGGCAAAATTTAAAGCACATCATCCGCGTTCAGTAAAAGCTACTGCTCGCAGAGTTCTTAAGAAAAAGAAATAATGGCCTACTCAGACAAAACACACTAACGGGCACGCCTAGATAAATACTTGTATGAAAAACAAGTATGGGTTAAGTAAGGTGTGCCTTTTTTGTGAATCTAGTTTTATAACTAGACCTAGATTTTTAGATTATTGTTCGCAAAAATGTAAAAATCCTCTCAATAGGGGAGAGTATGATCCTTGGAATAAAGGTATTAAACTTACAGAAGAACAAAAAGCAAAACAAAATACCGTTGGACTTAGCAAGGGGTGGGGATGGAACAAAGGCGGCACCAATGAAATAGCCCGGCATCGTTTTATTACTAATAATCCTAACAAGGATGGTAAATTAAACAATCTGCGTCCAAAGAATCCAATTACAGAACCTCTCAAACTATATCGTAGTAAAGTTCGGTATCACACATACAGGACTCTTAAAGAAATGAAAGAAGCCGGTGAATGGGTTCCGAAAACAGGTAAGTATAAAGACAGTTGGCAAATTGATCATATTATTCCGCACAGACAAGGTTTTGAGTTAGGTATAGATCCCTCTGTACTCGGTAGTAAAAAGAATATACAATTTATTAAAGGTGAAGAGAATAGAAAAAAGTGGGATAGTTATCAAACTGTCGAAGTGGTAAAATTAATTACAGGAGGTCATTATGGCCTATAGCGCAAAAGTTTTAGATCATTATGAAAATCCTAGAAATGCGGGAAGTTTTTCTAAAGACGAAGAAAATGTAGGTACAGGATTAGTGGGAGCTCCGGCGTGCGGAGACCTGATGAAACTACAAATAAAGGTAGATGATGATACAGGTATTATTACAGATGCACGTTTTAAAACGTATGGCTGCGGATCGGCTATCGCAAGCTCGAGCCTCATTACAGAATGGGTCAAAGGAAAAACTCTCGACGAAGCAGGATCAATTAAAAACTCCGAAATCGCCGAAGAATTAGCCTTACCCCCAGTTAAAATACATTGTAGCATATTGGCTGAAGATGCCATCAAAGCAGCCGTAAATGATTACCGTAACCGACACAGCAAGTAAAAAGATCAAACGTTTATTAACTCAACGTGGACGTGGTGTAGGAATACGGTTAGGAGTTAAAACCACAGGCTGTAGTGGTCTAGCTTATACGTTAGAATACGTTGATAGTTACACTCCTGAAGAAGGAGTTACTAACTATGCTCAACTAGACTTTGTAGTACTAGTTGATGCCAAATCACTCCCATATTTAAATGGACTTATTGTTGATTGGACCCGTAACGGGCTCAATGAGGGATTTGAATTTCGCAATCCTAATGAACGTGATAAATGTGGATGTGGGGAAAGTTTTAGAGTATGACAAAGTATTGGGCAAGAGAAGATACACAATATTGGATAGCACAGCTAGAAAATCGTTTGGAAGATATAGATTATTATTTGAATCGCACAGTCGAATGGTGTGAAAACAACGGATACTGGGATCAAGAAAAAGTTTTCAGTTTGGCGTTTGTTACTGTAATTTGGGTGTGCCATATGCGCGGCGAGGATGTAAGTCGCCACGAGATCTATGAACTTTTGGGCATTGAAGACTACTACAACTGTGAAGATCACGTTATGGAATTGGGAGACAAACTTGGCGGGTTGGACTGGGAAGAAATGCTAAGTTTGGTTGCTACAACCTTTTCAACAGACTAGGTAAATTCCTAAAAAGAAGTTATAATACAAGCTGTGTTTAACTTTTAGGAGTTTGAATTGTCAATGCATTTAGAAGGTCCGTGGTTATCTACTACTGGCAAACGAAAAGGCAAACAAAAGTTTGCATCCGCAGATGCTAAACGAAAGAGTGAACAATTGGACAAAGAATGGCGTGAACTACAAAAGCGTTGGGGCGTTGAAGCTGATGAGCGTAAACGTCGACGTGCCATGGAGGCAGAACCCCTTTCTTACACACTATCAGTTCCCGCTGGTCGCAGTACTGCTCATATTAAGAGCCTAGGTCAAGACAGCGGAGTAGCTACCCTAGCACAACCTAAAGTCTACACAGGCACTAAGGTTAAGGGTATCGCCACTATGCATAAGAGCAATGCTGTGCCGATTTTTAGTGATAAACAGGCTATAGATATTTCGAAAATGCGTAGATAAGTAATTAACTATCATAAAAAGGAGAAGTAAATGATTAAACTCATTAAAATCTTACTTGTATTGATCGGTCTAGCACTTGTTGGATTTATTGGATACAAAGCGGTCATGTATAAACTTGACCCAAACAAGCAGTTGGTTATGAATAACTCATCAGTCACTGCTGAAGTTAGAAACAAGCAATTAGATTGTTTGGCTCGTAACATCTATTACGAAGCAGGCAATCAACCGTTTGAAGGTAAGGTTGCAGTGGCTCAAGTTACTATCAATCGAGCAGAAAGTGGGCAGTTCCCTAAGGATATCTGTCAAGTAGTTTACCAGAAGAACGTGGTGTACGAACGTGTACTCTGTCAGTTTAGTTGGTACTGCGAAACAGCTACTATGATGAGGCCAAAAAACACAGCCGTATTCAAAGAAAGCGAAATGGTTGCAAGGCAGGTCCTCTTAGAAGGATTTAGATTGCCTAGTCTCCAAAAGGCCTTGTATTTCCACGCTACTCATATTAATCCAAAATGGAACAGAGAACGTGTAGCTATCATTGCCGGCCATGTATTTTACAAATAAGAGGATATTATGAAAGTTGATTTGAGAGATTTGGTTAACCTTAAAAAAATGCGCGATAGTCTTACTGAAAATATTGGGCACCTTAGTGCAGAAACGTTGGGTTGGATCGGTGTTATCCTGGTGCATTTGGCCACTATCCCTACCTTGGTTGCAGTACTTACGGGTCTAACTGAAAAGTTGCCGCCAGTTGATATGGTTGCATTAATGTGGTTAGGCTTGTTTACATTCTTTGTCCGATCAGTAATCGCCAAAGACTTATTAAACATTATCACTATTGGTTTTGGATTCTTTGTCCAAGCCATGTTGATGGCATTGATTATTTTTAAATAACCAAACTAGTTGACCACATAAGCCTCTGAGTGTATAATACACTACAGAGGCTTTTTACATTAACACATACAGAAAGGTAGATATGAGAAACTTTGTAATTGGTACAGTCTTCGGATTGATTTTAGCTACAGTTGGCTTCAGCGGTATTGCTCGAATGTTAGACAAAGGTGTAGACACAGTTAAAACACACTCACAGGAGATGGCAAAATGAAAAAACTTCTTTTAATCCCTATTGTTGCGGCATTGACTGCTTGCTCAGGCATGAAGACCGTAGAAGAACGCAAGAACTACGCACACCCTAATTGGTATCAAGAATGCCAACAGGCAGGAGTTAAAGGTTACTTCTGGTGGAAGAAAGAGTTTGCTTATGCTTGCGGTGGCGGGGAATCAGCACACGCACAGGCAGCTGAAGAACAGATGTACGCTATTGCTATGAACAACTTTGCCAAGCGCATTAATTCAGAAGTTAATAGCGAGACTAAGATTGACTTTGTTAATGACAAAAAATCTACTAAAACAACAATTTCATATGTTGTAAAAAATACTACTATTCGAGAGCATTTGAAAACAGAAACTGCCCATTTTACAATGCAAGGCCGCCACTATACGTTTGTACGTTTAGAAATGCCCAAGGCAGTATTTGATCAATTGATTGCTGAATCTAAAGCTCAAAAGCAATGAAGACCACTGCTCTAGTAGTTTGTCTATCTGTAACATTGTTTGGTTGTAGTTCTACTCCGGTAGCCTCAACCAAACGTCCGTATTGCTACACTAGCCAAGAAATTAAAACTCAAAACAGAGAAGAAGTGTCTAGCCAAACTACAGTCAAATGTAGTGATGATCCCACTGAACAGGTGATTATTAAGAAGGCAGGCGTTGCTAAAGATTGTTTTGAAAATCGAACAAGGATAAACATACGTGGACGCGAAATTATTGAAAGATCAATTGCTTGTCAAAAGTTTGACGGTACTTGGGAAGTTCTTCCTTATCCTAATATGTAACTCTAGTCAAGCACAGTCTTGGCAAAATGGCTACACAGGATGGACACAGTCTAGGAGTATTAGTGATTTTGTATATGGTATGAATAAGCATCTATCAGATGGCTTAGATCGATCCGATACTGTTGCACACACTAAGGCTGTATATTTTGCACTTAACAATCTGCAAACAGGCGAAGTTGCAGAATGGTACAATGACGCTAACTCAAGCCACGGCAAGGCTCAAATTAAGATGACCTGGACTGCCAGCGGAGAAGTATGTCGTATGATATACAGTTACGTTATTA